CTAGTTATTCATCTCGTATTTTAGTTGGCATGACAGACAAAGAAACACCCGATTTTCTTTTAAAGCACTGGAGGGTAATGAAAATATTATGAGCATGATTAACCCAAAATACCGCAATGGCGGTGATGGTTTCATTCTTTGGGCGGAAGAGAATGCCTATGTACCCATCTTTCCCGAAGGCTCGGATATACCTGTCTGGACTTTAATCGGCGAGTTACCGGATGACAAACACCCCGAAACTGGCCGGTCATACAGGGATATGTGGGAAGGCCAGAAAGATATTGTTCGTGAAGCCCTTAAAATGAAAAACAAGAGATTCGTTCACCGCCTGATTGTTTTTTGTTGGCCTCGCGGGGAGGGGAAGAGTATTATAGTTTGCCTGATTTATCTTTGGAAATTCCTATGCTGGGTTGAACAAAAACTGGTTTTAGGGGCTAACTCGAAAGATCAGACTCGGTTTGTGCATTATGATATTATTCGGGATATAATCAATCATTCCCCGAAAATACTCGCAGAAATAGGCGGTGATAATGTTAAAGAGAAAGAGATAAGGCTCACTGATAGAAATAAAAATGTGAGGGCTTTTATCCGTCCCATCAGTTCATTCACTGGTATTATGTCAAACGTGTTTGGCTATACCTTTTCCGAAATGTTCGACATGAAAAACCCGAAATTCTTTACCCAACTGGACGGCTCTATCCGAAACATGCCCAATGCATTCGGCCTGATTGATAGCACCGTGTCAGAAAAAAGCCATGTTTTATTTAAGCTCCACCAAACCTATACTAAAAATAAAGATCCAAGCCTGTTTTTCTCTTATAGGTGCAGTGATGGCAATGAAAAGAAAGATTTCGCAGGTGATCCGAAAGATTATTGGCATCCCTTCATGACACAGATTCAGCTTGATTCTTACAAGGAGAAATTTCCTCTCGGGGACTTTGAGAGATATTTTTTGAATATATGGTCGGCTGGATCGGTGAAAGTATTTACAGAGGAAATGATTGAAGCCACTAATTATCTCGGTGTCGATAAAATGATTAATACCCACGGCACCATGATTAAACTCCTGGAAAAGAAAAACGAGATCATTCGGGCCGAAAAGAAAATGATGGACGGGAAAAACTGGAATCAAAATCTCGGCAATGATTTCCACATCCAAAAAATAGATGATCGGATCTGGCCTGTCTCCAGTGTCATGAAATTAGTTACTCCGCAGAATGAGCCAAAAATGGCTACCGTGGAAGAATTGGGAGAATTAACTGAAATCTATGATACGGATTGGGTTGTTTTGGGGGGATTTGACCGGGCAGATCCCATGAAGAGAAAAACGGCAGCCAGAACCATTGCCGTAGCATTGGCCAAGGGTTTAATGGGCAGCAGGTCAACTCCCTTTATAGATGAAGATTCCAACCCGAAATATATCTATGTCCTGCTCGGCTTGCTGGATGTTACGGATTCCAGCTTGGAAGGAATCCGTAACTTCTTTCTGGATGCCCATAATGAGTTTGACGGCATAGATGTAATAGGTGCTGAAAGATGGGGAGCTTGGGATTTAGCCCCATGGTGCGAAGAAAACAGCATAGAATTTGAAGTGTTTATAAATACTTACGATAGACAGAAAACCATGTTCAGTGAGTTGTTTGTTCTTTATCGTGATGGAAGATTTAAGAAAACCAGGCTGGCCACTCCCGGCTCGAAAGAAGATGATATCATGGACGAAGAAGCCAGCGTGTTTGATCATGACCCGGATAAGAGATGGTTCGGTAGTCCTGAAAAAATGGAAAAATACGGTGTTCAAGACGATTCCATGTATGCCACTGGCTCAGGTATCTATGCTGGCCGTAACAAGGGAATTGCCGATTTCAGGGCCAGAACGAAACAAATTCTTTTCGGGGAGTTCTTCGAATCGAAAGGATTGTTGGGGCAATGGTAAGATTTGTTTCATTCAGTGGAGGGATAGACAGTACAGCTTTATCACTTCTATGTTTAGACGCTATCCCTATGAATCCGTGAGAGGGTGCGGCGGATATCATGCTGTTTTGCATGATATCCAGATCCGGTTAATCATTTGTTAGATTTCTTAGGGGATATATAATGCTTATTGATGATTACGAAGAAATATATAGTTTCAAAGTAGACGGTCTCACCGAAGAGCAGCACGTTATGGGAGATATCCCGCATGAATATCGTGTGGTTAAATTAGAAACCGTCACCTCTGGCGTTATGGTGTGGGGTCGTTACAGGAACCGATGGTATCCAAATCCGTCATGTCGCTATTTGGTTGCCCACTTGCTATACGCGAAATCTAACCAATCAATTCAGCGGACAGAGAATAAAAAACACTGTCCTTTTTTAGCATGTGAGTTCGCTGATAAATGTCTTGTGCCTTGCGATTGGGTCACAAGCCGCTGATTTCCACGTTATCCTCTGGAGAAAAATTTATGAGAAATTTACAAAATGAAAAAAAAGAGCATCCAGACGAGCAGTATTTTTGCCCTAAATGTGGGGCTGAGAATTATGGTTTTGCATATTGGTGTATACAGTGCGGAGCATTCCCCCCAACACAAAAGGATAACAAGTCATGACATGAAAAGAGGTGATAATATGCCTAAAAAAGATGGTACAGGTCCACCGAAAAAGTCGGGTGGACCGAGAGATGGGAGCGGAAAAGGTAAAGGTAACGCGCCAGGCAAAGGTTCTGGTAGTAAGTCAGGTGGAAAAAAAGGGAAATGCTAACAAACAGGTCGAGCGGACACTGAAAAACGTGTGCCGCTCACCCTTATCGTTATGCCTATCAATATCAAATAAGACATCATTGTGATAAAAAAAGGTGTGCGGTTTCTTTTTCCTCGATTCATGCCTGCACCTAAAAATGGTGAGTTGCCGCCCGGATATAAGAAAATCGACAATCATTCAGCAGAATTAATGTTTTGTCCATTTTGCAAGAATCCATTTGGAAGGCGAAGTAAAGTGTAAAAGAATTTAACAGTCTGTAAAGAAACTTTACAAAAATAACTTGACATCCATATCCCACCTATGGTAATAGTTCTATTCCAACCTAATAATCATATCTTAAATTTAATAAATCAGTAAAAAAATGCAATAAATACAGAAACTTACATATCAATTATGAAGCAGATGATATGGCAAAATTAACACAAAAAGATAAAAGCCAGCTTTCCGATGATGAAATCATAGAAAATCAATTCAGCATGCCTTGGCAATCCGGTGGTGCGGGGGAAAGTACCTACCGTGACCCGGACGGATTTTGGGTAACTCCATCATCCGAAAAAGGGGACCACTCACTTACCCGAAAGGTTCTTCAGGATTACTGCTGGAGAAAATTCCAAAAAAATCCGCAAGTCAATACGAGTGTTCGGGGACTTGTAGGCCGCATGACCGGAATGGGCTTCGCCGCCTCATCCGATATTCAAGAAATTCAAGAAGTTATCGAGGAGACAGAGCTTGACCATAGAAACAGATTATGGGATAACTGGCGGCAATATGTGGGTCGAAGCATTATTGAAGGTGAATTATTTATTGTTTTCACCTGTCATATAAATGGTTTCATAGAGGTTGACTTCCTGGACCCGAGCGTGATAGACGGAGAAAATGATGATGGTATAATATTTCATCCTCACAAACCCCAAATGCCACTTTTTTATTGCATTGACGATGGAGAGGGGAATAGAGAACAAATTCCGTCAATTAACATTGCCAGATATCCCGAATTAATCAATACGGCTAAAAAAGATATAGCATTTCATATAACTCACCAAAAAAACAGCAAATCCACCAGCAAGAAATTCAAACAGTTCGGAGGATATTACAGGTTTATAGTGGCCTGGAATAAAGGGTTTGTTGTTAAACGTAATATATCACATCTCAGAACCGTGATGGAATGGCTTACTTACTGGGAAAACCTCAAAAAATACGAGATAGACCATAAAAAATCGTCAGGAGCTTATGTTTGGGTAATCAAATTCACCGACAGATCTTCATGGATTCAATGGCTAAAGCTCTCCGATGATGACAGGGCCAAGACTGGCCTCGCCGCTCCTAAGACTCCGGGCGGCACATTAGTTTTAGGTCCCGGCATGGAAATGACAGCACAAAATCCCAACCTGCCTAAAATATCGGAAAGCGATACAGACATTATGCAGATGGTTACATCCGGCCTGAACGAGCCGGAAGACGTTACATCCGGCAAAGCATCAAGTCCCTTCGCCAGCGTAAAAGCTTCACGTGGACCAATGAGTGACCGGACCAGCGATGAGATAGCTTATTTCGAAAGATGGTTGAGATACGATTTTTGGGGAGGCATATTCTTTCTCAAATCGAAAATAAATGGTTTTCCGGAATATTTCAAAGTCAGGAAAGCCGTAGACTTTAAAGATCAAGAACCTGTACTTGAAAACATCAAGCAAAAACCAGAACAGATTATGGAGATTGATTTTCCAATATCGGAAATCACCGAAATGGAGTCAACGGCAAAAGCCATGCTTGGCGTGAAACATGGGAACTTGTATGACATAGTGGGAATGCCTTACTCGGAAATCACCAAAAGACTCGGTTTCGGAAGTTACAAGAAAGCGAGACTCCAACACGCCACAGAACAGGAAAAATATCCAGAGCTACTTCCGGCAATAGACGATGAAGCATTCCAGGAGAAAATAATTGAGCCTGGAACAAAAAAAGTAGCTCCAAAAAAGAAAGTAGCTCCAAAAGCAAAAGTGATGAACAAACATGAGTGATTGTAAGGGAAAAGCCATCCGTGTAGCGAACTCAAAGTTCGAGGAGGAAATTGTCATGAAAAAGAAAGAAAAAATGCTTGAAGGTGCCCTTCATTTTCAGGACCACGAAGCAGGCTCGGTAGAGGTTTTTACCGATGGTGAATCTCCTCCAAAATTAAGAATGGTGGCTTACTCGGGCGGACTGATAAAAAATCATTGGTACTGGGACAACCTCTTGATAGAGTCAATAGGTGTTAAATTCAATAAAGACAGATACCCAATCCTTGAAGGCCATCAAACCGAAAGAAAGATAGCTTTTACAGGCAAACCCAAGATTGAAAACCATGCCATTATCATAGATCCTGAGAAGACCGTTTTTGTAGATACTCCCGAAAGTGAGCAGTTCCAGAAGGTCTCCCAAAAAGGTTTTCCATATGAGGCTTCTATCTATGCTAAACCAACGAGAGTCGAGAGGATTGATGAAGGATCGTTTGCCGAAGCTAATGGCATAAAGCTGAAAGGTCCGGGAACTATTTGGAGGGAATGTATTTTTAAAGAAGCGTCTGTTTGTGTATTTGGTTATGATTCGAACACTAAATCAGCCGCTTTCGGAAGCCCGGAAATTGAGTTGAGCTTTGAACAGGTATACCCTGACAAAGATAAAATTAATGATGAGGAGGAGGTGAATGACGAAATGAAATTTGACATCGAAAAATTCAAGATAGACAATCCCGAGGACTATAAGGCCCTCATGGAAAACATAGAGGCAGATGTCACCGTGAAATTTCAGGATAAGGTGGATAAGGTGGATGAACTGACAACCACGGTTCAGACACTCACCAGCGAGAATGAAACCCTCACTAGCGAGAATGAAACCCTGAAAACGCAGTTGACACAAAAAGATGGCGATAATCAGACTTTATCCGATCGTGTTCTGGAGCTGGAAAAATCCAATACTATCCGGGGAGAGAATGAAAAAACCAACCTTGCCGATGCTATTTGGAACGGCAAGCTGGCGGCCAGTGATGTAGCAGATCATTTGCGAGATAAATGCAAGAACCAGGTCTCCTACAAGAAATTCATCAAAGATGGTGAGCTTGACAGGGCCGCTTTTGAATTAGCCATCGATACTGAAATCAAGGACTGGGAAGACAAGGGTGTTACCGATACCGTTCTCGGCTCAGGTTTTACTAAGAAAGAAGCGACCGGCGATGAGGACTCCCAGGAAAAACTCAGAGAAAAGGAAGATGATAAACTTGCAGACGATCTTTTCTCGAAATCCGGGGCACCCAAAGAGGAGAAAGGAGGTGAATAATTATGCCAAAAGGAGATACTCCGTATGTTTACAGTGGAGCA